GCTACACAAGAAATGACTGCTGAAAAAGCAAGTCCTAAAAGAGTAGTTGAAAGTGTAACTAAAGAAATGTTTTTTGCTGAAATATCCTTCTATACTATATCCTTGATATATTCCGCTTTTAACATCATTCCAAACTTCATCATTATCTATTCTTTGAACTACAACCCAACTTCCAACTGTTGCATTTAAATTATAAATAGCAGATTTATCACGTTTAACATCTTCAACTATCCAACTTTCTATTGTATAAACTCCTTCAGTTTTCTTTTCGTGTTCTAATGTTGAATTATGTATTTTCATTTTCTTTAAATACAATTCAGATGCTTTACGAACTGTATCTTTTGAAAAGCGAATATTATATTCATAGTCACCATTGCGTCTATAAATATCCTTTTCAGGAATTAAAGCCAAACCAATAACAATCCGTTTGTCTTCGTCAATAGTTTTCAACTCTACTTTGTGTTCATTTAATGCAACCCAATTTTCTTCAATAGCTGGAAACTTTACTAAACTAATTGCATCAATACCATCTTCAATATTTTTTTCGTCTATATCTAAATAAATAGTATCTAATTTCTTCATCTTACTTTTTTTTAAAAATTAAATTAATTCTAATTTGTTTTATTTATACCTTAATGGGTATAATGTTCATACTTTTAATTTGATTTATACCTTTAAGGGTATATTATCCTAAACTTGCGTTTGTAATTATGTTTCTATTCATTGATTGTGCAGATGTTACATTTGATGCAACTACATACGCTTGTATCGGTGCTTGTTCTGATTGGCCTGACATTGTTTGTGCTAATTGATTTACTCCACTATTTCCAACAACATTGAATTGGGGTGCTGAACTTCTGTTTGCACTTGGTAAATTTCCACCGCCACCACCTGCTGAACCACCGCCTAATGCTGCAAGTCCTTTTGTCGTTGCTGCTATAGATGCTGCAATACTTATTCCTGCGCCAATATTATTAGCTATAACAAATGGTGCTGCCGGAACAACTCCCATTGTGCCTATTGTTTTTGCATTACCAGCCATAGTATTAATTATAATTTTAGCAATACCAGCTGCGTTTTCAGCAATCAATAAACCTTTTTGTATTGCTTTATTTTTTTCAAACACACCTTTTAAAACTCCAATACCTGAAGAAACATTATCTAATTGTAAATTTTGAAGCGCATTTTTTGCATCAGCAACTGCTTGCTCATTTGCTATTATTACTTTATTAGTTTCAACTTGATTTGTGACTAAAGCATTATCTATTTCTTGTTTTTTAGTTGCGTATTCTAATTCAGCATCTATTTTTGCTTGTGTTCCAACTACTGCACTATCTATTTTTAATTGTAACCTTTCAAGTTCAATTCTTTTTTCTTCTTCTAAATTAGCTCTTTGATTTTCAAGTTTTTTTAATTCATCAATTTCTAAACTTTCGTTAAATTTCTTTTGCTCAATAGCTAAAGCATTTAATCCTTCAACTTCAGATTGTTGCATTGCAACTTTCTCTTTAGTTAAAGAAATATTATTTGCAATTTGCTCACTTCTTAAACCCTCAATTTGTGCAAGTACACCTTCTTTATTAGATAATGCTTCTGTAAGTGCAACTTGATTTTCAATGCTTTTATTCATTTGATAATTCACCTGCATAGCCTGAACTTGCAAATTAGCTTGTGATAACATTGCTTTTTGTTGCTTTTCTAAAACCGCTGCTAATTTATCATTTGCTTTAATTCTGTCATCAATAGAAATTAAATCATTATCTCTAATTTGTCTTAATTTTTCCGCTTGCCTGTCGTATTGTTCAACTAGTCTAGCTTGTTCTGCTGCTGCTAATATTGCAGAATTTTGAAGTTTGATATTTGCTTCTGATGCTTTTAAAGTTTTAACCGTATACTCCGCTATTGCATTTGCTGCATCTCCTATTGCTTTTCCTGCTCTATCAACTGTATTATTAACTCCTGTTAAAACATCGATAGACTCCTTACCTGCTTTCTTTACAGACTCCATTGCGCCTGAAAAATCACCTTCAAATACTTTGCTTATTGCTTCGCCAATATATCCTATGGTATCTAAAAAAGAATTAAACCTTTCAATTAGATTTTCTTTAATTAAATCACCAAACTTTTTTAAATATTTAGTTGGATTTTCAAAAACATCTTTAAACAAATCAACTACTGCTGGAAAATTATCCATTACAAAGCCAATCAAATCATTAAAGGCAATAGATAAAGCACCAATTGCAGTATTAAAAGCATCAACAACTTTTTGATTTTTACCTAATATATCTTTGAACATATTAAATGCTTCAAGCACTAAACCAATACCAATTGCTTTAATAGCTAAACCCATACCTTTAAATCCAGCAGATAAAGATTTTACTCCACCTTCTGCATTTTCTGCTGATTTTTTTATGTTTTTTAAATCATCAGATGTATTATCAAAATTTTTACTTAAAGATTTTACGTCTTTAGAAATTTCATTGATGTTTGAATTGATTTTTAAATTTATTTCTTTATTTTCCATTCTCTTTTTATTTGTTTAAATGTTTGTTTAAAAGTTGTAGGAATTTCATATTTACCTTTTGCAATTTCTATTAATTCAGATTGTCCGTAGTGGTCATCTAGTTGCAACATTTCTAATATTAATTTTATCATAGTGCTTGTGTTATTGGAATTTGTACTGTTGTAATATTACCATCATAATCTTCAAATTTAATTTCAAAGTCTTTTGTTCTTTCTAATCCTGTAGCGTTGGCTGTTATTGAAACATCTAAACTAAAATCATCTTCTTGTAATCCACTACCTAACCAAGTTGCAAATCCCGTTGGCGAAGCAGTAACAACTATATATTTAAACAATCCTTTATAAACATCTATTTGAAATTCCTGAGCAGTATTATCTATGTTTACCATTTCTAGGTTTGCAAATCTGTAACCTATTGAACTAAATCCCAAAGCCCTGTAGTCATTTATTAACTCAAAATTAGCTTCACCATTTGTTAAATCAGTTGTAAAAGAATTTATTATATATCTGTTATCTCTAATTATAATTCTATTATTTAGTTTTAATTCAGTCAAGTTTAAAGGTTCTAATTTTGCTTTAACTTTCAACACTCTAGTTTTTTGGTTATAAAGATTTGCTATGTATTGTTCATAGTGTCTTTTGTATAATCCTTTTGTAGCATCAGTTAAATACCAAGGTGAAATTTCACTTCCAAAATTATTTGAATATAGATAACTTAAATCAGTTGCAGCAAGATTAATTTCATTGCTAAATCGCATATAAGAAGATAAAGAATTATATCCTGTACCTATATTTAATTTAATTACAGGTGAAACTGTAGTCAATCCGTTTTCATACATCAATATTGGTTTAGGTGTATAAGGTTGCAAATCTTTATTTAAAAGCGTTGCACTCATAAAATTTGATGCTGTTGCTCTTTCCCAAATTACATCTTCAAAAGGTAGTTTAATTTCGTATTTATCACTATCAGCATTTGAACCACTATTATAAACTAAGTCACCATATTGTCTATTAAACAAATCATTAAAAGCATTGTTCAAAATATTTTCAGATTTCTCATAATTAAATTCTATTGATTTAAATAATTTAGGCTTTTCAATATCTAATTCATCAGCATAAATGTATTCAGTTAAATCTTTAATTGCTCCACTTTGATAATACAATTCTAATGGTTCTAATTTAAAAGTTCTACTGTCTGTTGGTGTGATAATTAAATTAAACATCTTTACCAATCCCATAAAGAAATCCGATACTTTAATATCAGGAACGTATGAAGATACCTTTTGTATAAATGACATAGTTTGTCCTGTATTGTTTAAACCTACAGATACATTATCGCCATTACGTCTTCTAATATATTCTAATCTACTTATAAAAGTTAAATCCCCTAATGCAGAAACTCGAATGTACATTTGATGGTTATCAGGGTCCTCACTTCTAGTTTGATTATAAAGTATAACTTCTTGAATTCCTACTAAATTGTCAAATGTTGTAAAAACTTGTCCATCTACAAATAATTCTATTTTATAAATTGTTGTTAGTGTAGCTAATGATGGTGTAACTTTAAATTTTAATATTAATCTTTGTGGACCTGATGAACCTAAAAACCCACTACTCCAATTTGTAGTTATTAAATCCGTTGTTAAATTTAACTCAGGAAATGATATACCACTTGTGCTTAGAAAATCAACTCTCAATCCCTCAGAATATGCTCTAGGTAATTCAGCATTTTTCAATAACATCCACAACTTTTTAACCTGATTATAATTTAAAAAAGCACCCGTAAAATCAATGTCGTATTTATCCTCAATTAATTCAAGTATTTTATTTATTCTAACAGCAGGAAATAAATCTGTCCATAATATAGACCCTGCATTTGTTGTTACATCTGAAGGACTTGCATCGTTATATCTAAACGTCCTGTCATTTGAAAGTAAAGGATAACGCACATCATAAGCACTAGCCGATGTTATACGTGTTTGAATATTCGAAGAGTCAAAAGTATGGTTTAATGTTTGCCCTAAATCAGTTTCGAAAACAACTTGCAATTTATCATCTGCAAATTTGTCTTTTAATTGTGTAAGGTTTCCATAAAATGTAAGTGTGTAGCTTTCAATATAACCATTCTTTTTATTTGCTTTTTCTAGTTGTACGTTACCATCTCTAAATGGAATAGTGTCTATTTCAATATATGCATTATATCTTATTCTCGCATCATAACCACCATCAACTGCATTGTCATACCAATGTGAAAAGATACTGTTGTTTATTTGAGATGCTGGTATAGTGAAACTTTGTGAATAGTCTGTAAATAGCTTTCCAATATCTGAATAGTTTTGTATAGTAGAAGTGACTGAAACTTTCTCATCTTGAAACATTTCAACACGTCTTGACACATCATTAACATAAATGTATAATTCCATTATATTACATTATTAATTTGATTGTAGTTGTATTCAAAATCAATTTGGTAGTTAATCATTTTGTCTTGTAATGACGTCTTTAAATCAGTTGTCATTGTTTTCAATTTAACAGGAATGTTATCTAATAAAATAGTTTCAGATACCATTAAGTCCTTTATTAAATCATTGTAACTTTCATCAACCCATCCTGTATTTATTTTAATAGTTTGTTTAGCTTCATAATTAAATGCTTTGCTTTGACCTTTCAAAGGATTGTAATCTACATTACTTGGTAACAATTGGTATTCTTTATTTTTCACTTCCCAATTTTCTGTCCTTGCTTTAAAGAATGTAATGTATTCCCAACCACCAAATCTATTAATATAAGAACAAATTAAAGGATTATATTTAGGCTCACATTCGTTTGAAATTTTATAACTAAAAATCTTTAAATCATTTTTTAAAATACTAACACTATTACCATTAACAAAATTAGCATCTTCTTGTGTAACAGGAACTTTCATAATATATTGCGTTTCTGCATTTCCATTTAAAATATCAACGTTTGTACTATAAGCACCACTACTATATCTTACTTTATAAACATCTGTATCATTTAAATAATCTATATAAAAATTCAAATAAGGTTTCGCCAAAACCGAAGTATCATAGTATTTATAAGTATCAGTTTGTGTTGATGTTATTAACGGTAAAAAATCTACATCGTAGTTTTGATTATACCCATCTATGTAGTTTGTGAAGCCATTTAAAGCAACATAAGTTATAGTGTCTAGTAAAGTATAACTTCCAATAGTTGATGCAGTATAACGTAATACTTTAACATAACACCAATTTGTATCTTCTTCTTCTACAGGTGTAGCTATAAATAATGGGTTTACTATATCTATAAATTCTTTTGCGTAGTTAGATATATTATAAACGTTACCTGTTTGAGTTGTTGATGGTGCTTTTTTAGATAGTGTGTATGTAGCAAGTGTTGGTTCTGTAGTTCCTTTATTCCAAATAAACAATTCAACTTTGCTTTCAACTTGTGATGCTTCATCTACTTCAATAAAATACGGACTTCTTACAAAAATAGTTTTTAAAGGTAAAAGTTCTTCTTCTGTAATTGTTAATATAGTAGCTATGTCTGTAATTGCAGTTGCAGCAAATCTTGTTGGTGCTGGTGTTATTAAAATATCGTTTCCTACTATTTCTAAATCTATTGCAGGTGATGGATAATTAGTTTCTATATAAGTTTTTGTATTGCTTATTGTTTGAGCTAAATTTACACCAATTTGTATTTGTCCAGCTATTGGAATACCTACTACATAAACAGCAGTATAAATTTGAATTGATGGTGTATCAAAATTCAAAGTAAAAGCAAATGTTTGTAATGCCGTTGGTTGGTTTAAAAACTTTAATTTTAAAAAAATCATATTACTTAGTTGTTAATGTATAATCAATTAATAAATCTATGTCATTTCCAAATGCTTTCATTAAATCCGCATCTATATATTTCTTATATCCTGCTTCAAATGGTTTAGTGAAAAATAAACTTGGTTTAATTCCTCTTGCCCATACATTCTTTGCTATAATATAACCTATTGATTTATAGTTTCCTTTTGCAAATTTTCCTTTAGCATCTCGTAATCTTATATTTCTAAACTTTGCCCATTGTTCAAATGGTGCTGATGGTATTCTTCTTTTAAATTTAAATCTACTATTCGGTGCTTGTTGTCCTTTTATCTTTGTATTTGGTGATACTTGTGATGGGTCTGCACCTTTAACTCCTTCATCCTGATAAAAACCATAATCAGGCATACTAAAGCCCAATATGAAATAATCTTTCTCAGATAGTATTTCACCTTTGATTTGATTATATAATTGCTTAGAAACGTTCTTATTGCTTTTAGAAAGGTTACTACGTGATTGTTGAATAACATAGTTTTTATATGCTTCTAAAACTTTCTTTGTATTTGTCAAACTATTAGCACTCATTTTCGCAACTTGTCATTTCATTAGAAACCATCACATCAAATGTAACTGTCCAACCAGCAATTTTATTTTCAAATCTGTCTACAAATGGTTCACAATTAGGTGTGCCTTGTAATTGATAAAGTTCAGTATATAAATCACCACGTCTTAATACTTCTAATAGTCTGTTAATAACCATTAACTGAGTATGCAATACATCTTGTTCATTATCATTTGTTAAAAATTGGTCTGTTTGCTCTGTCTTACTAAAATCTACAACATCCATACAAAGAACTGATATATTAAACAACCAAGTATTGCCATTATATGTAGCGTTATTGACTATAATATGCGACAATGGAAATATAGTTTGCTTGTTTAAATCAATTTCAAATATGTCACCACTTGAAACTGTATTGACAAATGCATCTTTATACAGTTGGTCTTTTATTGCTGTCGTTATTTGATAAAATCCTTTCATTATTTTTTTATTAATTCCATTTCTAATTGGTTCTTTTCCTTTTCAAATGTTAAATATGTGAATGCAACTGAAAGTTTGAGTTTTGAAACATCGTCAAATCTTCTAACATCTCCTTGAGCAATAGCATAGAATGATGAATACCAACCCCATTTACTTCCAAATTGTGATTGTTTACTATATTCTGAAATTCCTTGTTGTTCTCCAAATAATGCATCGTAGATTTCAGTAACTCGTTGCCTAAATTGTAAAAAAAAACCATAGCACCTAATACTACATCAACAGGTGCATACTTCATTACATCACAATAGGTATAGCTTCCATTATAATCTTCTATACTATATTTGTCTTTAATCTTGTTTGTAATAGGTCTGTATAATACTGCCATAGCATTGTGCATCATATCCCAATCAGTAATGTACTTATCCAAATCAGAATATTCACCGAATGTAATATCGTCTAAGTTCGGTATAAATCCAAATTCTGTATTCCCTAATTTAAATGTCTTTTTCAATTCATACTTATGTGTAAACAATTCAGATAAGTTAGTTGTGATTTCATTGACATCTTTATAACTTATTTGTGCCACATTATTTAAATCTATTCCACAAAATATCTCAACCATTTTATGTTGAAGAAAATCACCATCAGGATTATCTTTTGCTATCTGCAAAAACTTTTGATACTTTGCAAGTGTAATTTCATTTAATGCTGTCGGTATTGTTATCTTTAATTTCATTGTTTTTTATTTAAAAATAAAATAAAGTTGAAATTGTATTAAACAAAAAAAAGACAACCATTTCTGATTGCCTTTTAAATGAGGTTGTAGGTGTTGAAAGTTTTACCATAAGTACTCATCCCCTATTCTGCCCGATAGGACTTAACATTCGTGAGAAGCCAAATTTCTCCAATGTTTGTTACTGTACATATTTGACATCAAGTAACCGCTATCTTTATGCTTTCAATTTTCTTGTGTGTTATATTCATATCTAAAAATTGTTTTCTTGCCTCAATTTCGTTGTAAGCGTATACTATCAATTCGATATCTGTTGCTTCATCATTTCTTTCTGCCCAGTATGTAAGGCAGTATTTTCTTTTGTAGTTTTCCATTTGTTTTATATTATTTGATACAAATATAAGTACTTTATTTAAACCTAAAAACATTTTAACATAAATTTAACATTTAAAAGTTTTCATCATACATCATTCCTATATGCAAATCAATTAAAGCTAAACACTTTCTTTTAATTTCTCTAACTTTAAAAGCATCTTCTTTACTTATCATTCCTGTATCATAACCGTCAATGCAATTCAACGCTTGATTGCACATAGATATAATCTCATATCTTGTATCTGATGCTTCAAATTCCATATGTTCGAATATTAAATCGTCTTCGTCTTCCATTATTTTAAATATTGTGATGCTATATTATACATCTGTTGCATTTTTTTAATCTCTCCTATAGTTCTGGGTAGGTTTATATCTACTTCAATCCCTTTAACGTGGTGAATGTAGCACTGTATCGCTGCTATTATTTGTCCGTAACTCATTAGTAAATGAAATAGTTTCCTTTGTTTGGGTTTTCTAATTGACTTGTCATTGCATATCGCATAGCATCTATTGCGTGATTATAAGCATCAATTGGTCTATTCATTTTTATTCCTGTCTTATCAGTTTGCCAAATGTAATTTCTCAACTCATTAATTAAGTTCTTACTTCTTGATGTTACATACACTTTATTTTGATTGATTAAATTAAGCCCAAATAAGATACTATCTTTACCTTTACTAACTGGTAATATATTATGACCGTAACTATTCAACTCAGCTATTGATTTAGGTTCAGCACTGTCTGCATAAACAATTTCGTTTACATTGTTTGCTTTTAATAGATTTGATATTTCAGAATTCAATAAACCTTTTTTATAAATCACTTCGTCAAATATGTAAGCATCGTTATACTTATACATAGTTACTAATGATGTTGGGTCGTTTGAATATCCAAAATCCATACCGTAACATAACACTCTTGCATCTGCTGGTAAATCTATTTCCTGCCAATCTGTAATACATACACCTTCTAAACTTCCTGTCTGTCCTAATCCATATACTTGCCACCAATTTGCCCAATATGTAGAAGTCAATGCTTTTACTTTAGCTGCTTCTATTTCTTTTATAATTGTATCGCTCAACGCTTCATTATCTAAATATGTCAATGTAATAAAGTCTACATTCTCTTGTGTTAGTATTTCTTTATCAACCCAAAAAGCAGATGTTGGATTATAATCTAACCATATATCTCCACTGGTTCTAATAGCCATTTGATAGTAACTTTCAAAATCTATATTATTACACTCATTAACGTATAATATATTTCTTCTTGCTCCTCTTAATTTATCAGGTTGGTCCACACTAAAAAATTCAATGTAACTTCCATTTGAAAATGTATACTTTAAAGTTGATTTATTAAAGTTTGCATCAGTATACCTACCTAATGCCATAATAATCTTTAAGAAGTCTTTTAATGCACCTCTACGCAAATGCGGTATACTTTCAGATACTACACTTATCTCAAGCATAGGTTCTTTAATTGCTTTATCAATAAGTAAAGGTAGAATGCCAAAAGTTTTACCTGCTGACGTTCCACCTCTAATTACTTTAATACGTTGCTTTAAACGCAATAACTTTCTAATTGCAGTAGTTAATATAAACTCCATAAGATAATGTCTTAAACCTCGTCTAAATCAATATTAAAGATAGGTTGCTCACCAACTACAGTTATATCTTTTGTTTCTCTTGGTTTACCAGCATAGTAATTATAAAACAATTGTGTGAATTTAAAGTCACCGTTTGCCAATCCTTTTTCTAATGCTGCAAATGCTAATGGTTCTAATGGTGTTAATTTTTCAATCAATGCTACTTCTTCTGCTTTAGCTTTTCTTCCACTATTTGCGTGACCGCCATTGTATTTTCTTTTATCTTCCATAATTGAAAAAATTTATTATCAATTTAAAAATAATAGTTTTTATTTATTGTTTATAAAATACTTATGCCAAAATATTTTCAAACTATCAGGTATATTTTCCCAATTGTATAACATAGCATCTACTTCTTGTCCTTCATTCATTTTGTTTATTATCTTTTCTCTCATTTTATTTCTTTTATTTAGTTTCTATTTCCCAAAAGTAATCACATTCTAAACCGTTGTTTGGTGGTTTAATAAAATATGATTGTCTTTTACTTGGTTCTGCTTTATATCGGTAACATAGTGAACTTAATTCGCATTTGTTTCCTGAACACATTGTTATATCTGGCATCTTATTTCTTTTTATATAGTTTACCTAATTCAATTGCTATTTCTTTCCATTCTTCATAACCTTGTTTAATATAACCATCAACTACAAATCTATTGTATTCTATTGAATATTTATTAAACAGTATGTTTGCTCTTTCTTGTGGTGTCATAACTATCTACATTCAATTTTATAAAAGTTACCACCTGAAATTCTAATATATCCTGTTTCTTGACAAGTTCCACCTGTACTAAATAATTCTTTAGATTGTTCTTCATATACCCAAGTCCAAGCACCTCCTTGATAATATGGTGTTGATTGGTAGTAAACTTTGTAACATACACAATCATCTGTTGTTGTTGTTTCTTGCTCAGGTGTTGAGCAGCTAATAATTCCTAGTGCTAAAATAATAATTAATTTTTTCATTTATGTTTATTTAATTGTTAATAATATTCAAATATATAACTTTAATTTATATTGTAAAAAAGTTATTGAAACTTTAACATAATTTTAAAGTTTAATGTTTCTATTCATTCTATACATTGCTTGTAATCTCTCTAATATAATTAATTGTTGTTCTGTTCCTGATGTGTCTGTTAATAGGTTTTCAAGACTTTGTATTATATTGAATTTGTTTCTTGGTTTTTCTAATTCATTAATCGTATCCTGCAAATCTTTGACTGTTTCATTTAAGTTTATTATCTGTATGTTTAAATTGTCTATTGTCTCAGAATTATTTGAATATGAAACTTCCTCAAATGATTTGTAACTTAACTTAGATAGTATTTCTTTTTTAAATAGTCTTAATGTCGGATTGAATTGTTCAAACATTTGATAGTTCTTTAAAGAATGTATTACAGTAGCGTGATTTAAGTTTACTGTATCACCAATAGATTTTAATGATTTCTTTTTATCTATTTGTTTAAGTATTGTATAATACAGTGAACGTGCTTCAACTATCTCTCTTTTACGTGAATGTATATTTACATCTACTTTTGTTACTTCTTTTATTATTCTTTTTAATTCTTTTGTTACTTGCGTTTCCATCTTGTTTGTATTTTTTGTTTTTTACCTTCTTGTGCGATTTGTGTTAAATAATTAAATGAGATTATCTCTATTGCCAAATGTATTCCTTGACATTCTTCATATAGTTCTTCTTCTTCATATTGCTTTAATATCTTCCTTAGCTTCTTAATAGAAGTTCCTTGCTCTATTTCATATAAAGTAATATTATAATGTTCTGTGGCTTTATCGTTCATTAGAATAACTTTGTTTGATTTGTATGGTTTACTATTCTTTGTATTGCTTTATCATAATACTCTTTATCCAATTCACAAGCAGTCAATTCAAATTTATAATCGTGACAAGCTATTGCTATTGAGCCACTGCCTAAGTGTGTATCAAGTATTTTAAAACCCTCTTGTGCTTTGCAATATTCTAAAACATATCTATAAACATAAATCGGTTTTTGTGTTGGGTGAAAACGCTCTAAATCTGTACTTGATTTTTTCATTATCTTAGCGGGTTTGTCTAAAGAAGTCCAAACTAATTCACAAGCAGAAAGCGTAGGCATCGCTTGGTTTTTATCCCAACAAATAAACCCTCTTGTGTTTGGTAAATGTTCTATAAAATAATTCGCACCAAATACAACTTGATTTTTACTAACTCTAAATAATTCCTTCCAATATTCAGCAGTAGGCAAAACATCCCAATCTTTATCTCTATATAAAGAAGCCATCGGAGTATCTTTAAGCTTACCGCCACCGTCCGAAAGTCTATTCCCTAAACCATACGGCGGGTCTACAATAGCCAAATCAAAATAGTTATCTGGATAACGTGCCATCAAAAGCATATTGTCTTCGTTTGTTATTGTTATTTTATCTGTTACTTTCATAATAAATTTATTTCTTGTTTTACTTTAATCCAATATTCTCTAACTCTTGGTTGAATTTGTTGAAAATTATAAGGGTAAATATCAACGCTTGGGGTGCAGTCTATTAATTTGTCAATCATAATATTTGCAATTAATTTCACTTTTGTTCTACTTTCTAAATAAGTTAAACAATTATCAATTTCTTCAAATAATTCTAATGCTTTTTCTTTTGGTGTCATAATATTCCTCTTAATACATATTGGTTCAAATCCATATCTTCATCTCCAAAGAAGTATTTATAGTTTGAAATTGCTTGTTCTAACTTTGCTTGACCTTTATCGTAAAACTCATTTGAACATTCAAATATTGCTATATCTAAACTTGCTTTGTCTATTGCTACAAAAACAAAGTCATCAACACCAAACATCTTTTTATAAAGATAAGCCTGTAAATCGTAGCTATATTTATCTGCTGAATATCTAAAGTCTTTTACACCTGTTGTGGTTTTCAAATCTATAATCAAGTTTGGTTGTAAGATATCTGCTTTTGCTCTAAATGCAATTCCATCAATCATTTCTACTGCTGGGATTTCTGTTTGACATTTTGACATTAAAGAAACTACTTCATTGTTTTTCATTAAAGCATCTGTTAATCTTTCAGCGTCGTTGTATTCTTTTCTTGTGTATACTTCTAAGCCTTGTTCTTTTGCTAGTTTGTATTCTTTTCCTGCTTTAGTTGCTACATCAACTATAACCAAATCGTTTAACTTGTGCGGTTCTAAAATCATTGTGTGAAACAGTTTGCCATCTCTCAATGCTTGACTTTCATCAGAA